ATGACAGCGCGCAGACGGTCACCGATGCCCTGCAGCTCCGCAACGACCGGGTTGGCGTTGCCTTCGGGGCGTTGGTGGGTGAAGCCAGGCGCGATCAAGATGCGCGGGGAAAACCCGACAACGCTCTCTGCCCCGACCAGGGCATGAACCCCTTCAAAGTTGCCATCAACCGCGTTCACGCCACCGATGACATTGGCGAGGCTTTCAGCTTCAGTGCCTCCCTCTTCAACCCGCACAACGATGACGACCGCGCCGATCTGGTCGAAGATGCCGTCCATCGCGGCCGGCAAGGTGCCGAGCGCGGTGCCGACGGTGTCCAGGCCCGCGGCTTCTTTGCGCGAGCCGGCGACCAAGACCGGTGTGTTTAGGGGGAAGGCATCGGGATCGGCGTCGGGCGCAGTGCCCACAATGCCGATGACGGATGACTTGACCGTCTGAATGGGACGTGGACCTGCATCGATCTCGATGACCTCGACGCCGTGAAGAAATGCCATAGTGACCTCGCTTGCGGATGTGAACTGTTGCCCAAGCATTCCACCGCGCCGCGGCTCAATCCTCTGGCGGTTCCCCCGCGCGCATCCAGCCGGCGAGATAGGCGCGGTTCATCTCCAAAACACGGCAATAAAGCCCGCCTGGCGACAGCTCCTGCGGCGCACTCAGCTCAAGCGCATGTGCGCAGATTTCAGAGCAGAACCACTGGTCACGGCGATGCCGGCGCAGGTTCAGCGCCTGTGACGCCAACAAGCCGGCATAATCGTAGGGGTTGCCAATCTCGGCGATCACCCGGTCGATCGCGGCCGGCCCTGCCCAGGGAATGGCGACGAACTCCCAATTCTGCGATTTGAAGGTGATCGACTTCTCGCGCACACCGCCGTCCCGGCCGCTCGATGACCAGGCGCGCGCTTGCAAACCATTGGCAGACATTGTCGGTACCGCGCGCAGAATTTCGACATGGCTAAACGAAGATCGGGTGACCCAACGGATCACCCGATCGAGCACCTGCCCGCGCCCTTTGTAGAAAGCCAAGGCGATCATTGGATCTACCTCGCCCCGGCTCAGAACTTGTCGACAACGTCGCGCGCGCCATCCGGCAAAGGAGGCCAATTGGCGTCGTCACCGATATCAAGCGCAGCATCGTCAGCCAGCTCGATCACGCGGGCACGCATCTGCGCCACCCACCCGATCGCATCATCGAGCCCTGACAAGATCGACGCCTCGTCTTCAGTCCGCGCGCTGGCCTCTTTCGCAGAGATGACCGCGGCCGCAGTCGCCATGTTCATCTGGGTTTCAGCGGATGCTTCGGCATAAATGCGGCGGCGGCATTCTGCCTTAATAAGCCCGGTACGGACCCCACCTTCCGCAGCGGCGATTACTTCGTCTGGGTAGCCAAGGGCCTCTGCCGTTTCGCGGTCTGTCGAAAGCGTTGTACGCCCCTCGTGTGAAATATCAAAATTCATCATTTTACCCCTTTATTTTTTATTTTTGGAGAACGTTGCCAGCGGTAGTCCCGCCAGATCTTACTTCAGCACCGTTGAGCAAAGTCAGTGAGTGGGTAGAAATCACACATGCACCGAAGCTTGCCCCAGATACCCCGAAAATTGGTCCGTCCAGCACCGTATTCACCATCCCCACACTGACGCGACAGCCAGCAGAGGCGTTCATCAAGGACACTCCGTCAGGCCCAGACACATTGCACAAATCAAATTGTGCGTTCTGAACGCAATATGGATGGTAGCTAATAAGGGAGCGGTCTGACGACAAACTCAAGTTGGGGTCCACAAATGGGCGAAAAGCAATATCAACATCAGTAAATTTCAACGCGCCACCGACATCGAAGCGAAAGCTGACGACATAGTTGTGCGAGCTAGAAGTCTTTGTCACAACGTCGATTATTGGTCTTTCAACGCCCCCGTATTTTCCGATCAGAACCGAACGGTTGAATCCATAGACGAAATTATCAAGAATGTGGGTTTTATCTCCGTGCAATCTCACCGTCACGTAAGCCCCACAGGGCGCAGCCTCGATTGCTTCCTTGATTGTATTGAAAACGCCGCCGTCAACATTCGTTGGTGCGGGATCATCGGGGTCAACAAACGCTGTGAATTTCATCTGATTTGAAATCAGACCAACCAAGTCACCGGAAAGGCCATCGTAAGCAGCACGGCGCGCCGCGATCTGTGCGTCGGCATCGTCCAGAAAATCTTCATACCGCGCCTTGAGTTGGTTCATCGCAGTAGCTGCGTTGTTAATATCAGCAATGCTCATATTTTCGTCCTCTTAGGTTGCCGCCTGCAGGGCGCGCACGGCCATCTGCAGATCGTATTGGGTGGAATAGGTGAGCGCCTGCGTTTCCAGATCGACAACGACGTGATCGAACAGGTCATCATCCGGCGCGTCGACAATGATCAGACCCTCTGCGACCCGGCTAAAGTTCAACACATGGTCTATCAGATAGACGATCGCCCCGGTGCGACGAACCTCGGCCGCGGGGAATGTGCAAAGCGCAATCAAATCCCCATCGGCGTCAAAGAACCCCGCCTCGCACACATCGAATGCGACAGTGTCAGCCCCAAACTCTGCCTTTACGCGCCAAGCACTCGGCGAGACAATATGCCGGCGCTCGATCGCCACCCGGACACGTTCCCGTCGCAAAGAGGTCTGATCAAAGTCCCCGTTGTAACTGGCCCCGTTGCCGTCTCCCAACGCCACATGCGTGATAGCAACTTGCGACCCCGAACCGGCTGCCTGGGTGATTTTCGTCTCGGCGATATCAGTGAGAATGGTGGTGGGCATTAGGCGGCATCCCTTGGCTGAACATCATGATAAACTATGCTGATCTGGCACGCCCGCGACCCGATCCGCATATGCGTGGTCCCGACCGAAACGCGCGTCCGGGGATTGGGGTCATGGCTTAGATCGGAGTGCATACGACCGCGCGCGCCGGCACGGGCATAAACGGCAGTATCAAACCTCTCACCAATGCGGAGCTCAAAATGGGAACGCTGAGGTTTCAGGTTGACTAGGATCGATGTAATGAGCGTGAGCAAGCTGATGTCGATCGACATCCCCGCTGCAAACACATCGTCCCCGTAAGCATCGATCCGAAACGTATGGGGTTCCCCACCATAGTCGAACCATTCCGCAATCTCCGCTTCAAAGCCGATGCCCCCGAGTGCGCGACGAACAGATCCGATCGTACCCTTTGCCCGGTGAACCTGAACCGCATCGACCAGCACCTGGCGCTTCTGGTTTTCCGGCCAACCGCTGTCCCAAACCTCAACAGAGAATGCCCAGGCCAGATAGGAAAGCAGATGCTCGGGGCACAGTGATGCATCCCAAAGGCCGGTGATCGGATCGCCAAACCCGAGCAAGCGGCCAGACAACTGCTCCAGCTCGCGCTCAATCTCTTGCGCATTTGGCGGCAAAATGGTGGCCAGATCAGACATCACGCCCCCCGACCGTCACGGATACCGACGTACAATATGCAGCCTCAGACGCATCAATCTCAAGATCAGCGCCAGGGCTGACCAAGGTCACGTTCTGCACACCCGCCAAATGAAGCGCCGCATGCAGCCCAGAAACCGTGATGTCGTGCCCCAAGCGGTGCTGGTCCCAAACAAACGCCGATACCGACGCTTCCGCGGCAGTGCGCACAACGTCGGCATCGGGCCCCTCATAGAGCGTCAGCACGGCTTCGAGCTGATACGGTACGATCGATGCGCCTTGCACGATGACTTGGTCTGTCAGTGGCCGGATGTCCTCGTCGTTCAGCTTGTCAGACACCGTCTGGATCAGCGCAGCATCGCCGCTGCCGTTCCCTTCATCCGACAATACCGTGACCAAGACCTGACCAGGCGATGGCGATTCAACGCTAATGTCTTTCACCAACGATGAAGCCGATAGCCCCCAGAATACATACGAGCCGCGCGGACCGGCTGTGGTGAACCCTTCAAGCGCCAGCTGCACCCGCGAACGGAACCGAGCGTCGTCCTCGAGCACGGCCGGCACTGGCGGCAGCGCCGCAGGATCGGCCGGCTGGATCACCGCGCGCTCAACACCATAGAACGCCGCCAAATGGTCCAGCTGCGCACCACCCGCGAACGCCAGCATGTTGCCGCGGCCGGCATCGTCGATTTCAGCCCGCAGCAGCAGCTCGCGATACGCCCAAGCCTCGAGCACCTTGGTGATAGGCTCGCTTTCCAACCCCATGATCGGCGCGAGGCTCGGATCGCGCGCGACCAGCCATGCCTTAATTTCCGCAAGGATCGTCTCAAAGTCCTTGCGATCGATGATCTCCGGAGCGGGCAGACGCTCAAGATTGATTGCCGTGAACGCGCTCATCCGACCTCGATCCCCGCAATGGTGACTTCGCGGCCGTCGGGCAGATAGCGGCCGCTGAGATCAATGATGATTTTGCCAGGCTCAAAGGTCCGAAGCGTCACCGTGTCGACATCGATGCGCGGCTCCCATGTGATCAATGCCTCGGCCGTCGCCGCGATGATCGCCAGCTTGGTCGCCGACGAATACGGCGCATCGATAAGATCGAACAAACGGGATCCATAATCGCGCCGCATTACCCGCGACCCGATCGGGGTCGTCAGGATATCCCGGATGGATTGCCGGAGGTGGTCGATGCCGCCCAATTTACGGCCTGTGAGTGCGCTGATCCCATACATGCGCCCACATTGGACAGGACACGCGCTGCGATCCTCTGGCGGTTCCCCACTGCGCTACTTCGGAGAGCCGGTGTCGCTAGGCCCAGGCTGAATGCCCCCATGCACGTGAGACACCAAGCTGACCTCAGACGCCACGACATCGCCGGCCCCAGTGATCGTGCCGGCAAAGTTGCCGGCCGGCACACCACCCGCAAAGGGGCCAGGATAGATGATGCCATGCGCAGTATTGCCACCAGGCGAAAGCACCACCACCTGGGTGCCGACCGATGGCGGGATCCAGAACTTCAGCTGCTCCGATCCGAGCTGCGCAATCTTAAGCCAACCGCTCTCCGCCCCGTCAGCCCATTTGACCTTGGCCCGATCGCCATCGCGCGCCGTGACCGTGGCCACCATGATCATCCGCTCCACGGCTTGCATCAGCTGCGATAAGGTGAACTCAGACATCGCCGCCCTCCGCCACATACTCCTGCTCATGCGCCGGCCCGATATCCGGCGACCAGGACGTCAGCAGCTGGGTCGGCGTCACGCCGTAATCGATAAAGAAGCTCGAGCCGATATCCGCCGCATGGGCCCACTCGACGCGCCAAACGTCGTACTGATCCGCTTGCGGCGCAAACTCATCCGGCTCAACAGCCAAGACAGCGGCCGCGCCCCAGGCCACCCCCAATCGGTTACTGTGCACCGCGGCCGCGAGCGCGCCGGCTGCCTTCAGCACCTCGCGCCGCACCTTGGGTGTCCGGTACCCGAGCACAATGCGCGCCTCGATCCGGACCAAGCACGGAAACTGACCGGTATGCGGATCCTTATCGGGATCCGGCTCGAGCTCCGACATCTGAACGATGATGGCCGGCACTTCCAAAGTTTTGCGCGTCTCATCCTCGGCCGCGACTGTCTTGAAGGTCGGAAACGCCGCCGCCAGCGTGGCCACGACCGTGTCCAGGGCAGCGCCCAAATCAAGTGCTTCA